AAATTACAAACTTATTATAATCGAAAATATACCGGGCAAGCAGTAGACGCAAATTGGCTGGCAAATAATATCACAAAACCACAATTCGCCATTGTTGCAGCTGAAGAAAATCGTGCTATCATGGAAGTAATGGATGCAGCTTACGTGGCAATTTATGCATTGAAATTGGCAATTTTGGAGCAATTAGAACCTCAGGTGCAAGGTGTTGAACAGTATGTTAACGGAATTCCAAAAGGCGAAGGATTCGTAATTAACACACCGAGTGGATTCATTAAACTGGTAAATCGCGGAGTATTTTCCACTGCAAATGTACAAGGAAGATTATAATTTTTTTGGTTCTGGTATAAATATCTATATGCGGAAACGCAAATAATTTAGGAGAAAAAAATGGCAATTGGAGTCCAAAGAGTAAGCGGCGATTCACAAGTCGTAACAAACGTTGGTGATAGTTACACCAAAAATGCAAATGCACAAATCATTAACACAGGTATTAACAGCCCAATTTCTGCAATTAAAGTTGTTGCAGTTACTGGTAACTTGGCAGCTGAATTAGGTGCACCAAGCGGTGCTGGTGTCCCAGGTGCAGTCAGCACAATTTTACAAACTATTGCTGCTAACGCAACAATTTTAGCATATCAAGTTGACAATAATACTGCTAACGTTCAGTTGAGCTGTATTGTTGAGCGCAGTGGTTGGGGTTCTGATCTACAACTACAAACAGCTATTCGTGCCTTAGGTTCTAACATCGGTTCACAAGGTGTTATTAACATGAGTGCAGCAGCAGTCAGCACAACCAGTGGTATCAAGATTGCTTAATTAAAATTACAATCTAAAAAAAAGCAGCCTCGGCTGCTTTTTTTATGACCGCCATAAATATCTACAGCGAAAGCAAAATTTTAGGAGAAACAAAATGGCAATCGGAATTAATCGTAGCGCAGGCTACAACTATACTGGTTTAACTGGTGTATTAAATGGTATCCAATATACCGAAGTAGGACAAAGTGTTGTATTTTATGTGGTAGACGCCGGTGTTGACTTGTCTGCAGAAGATGATGCAGCCAACGAAGCATTTGAAGCAATTATTCAAGTGTTTCCACCAATATTGGCATACTACGCACACGCAACTTCGGGTATTATTAGCCTAGTATGTGACGGTGTTAATGCATCTGATGCTAGCGTTTTACAGACAGCCATTCAGGCAATTGGTACTAGAAAAGGTTCAGTTAACCTAGGTAGCGCAACTGTAACCAATGGTACAAGCTTTGTAGTAGCTTAATTTTAATAAACTAAAAAATAAGGCAGACTAGTTCTGCCTTTTTTTATCTATATAAATATCAGTATGTATTTTTACACTGGAGTCACACTAGTAGACATTACTGCAACCGGGGTAATTAGATATACTCCGGCAAACGAACTTCAACGAAATCAACAAAGAAATTGGGAAACAGTTTTACAATGTATAGGACTTAAAGCACAACCTCAACTGATTGAAGGTCCGTGCTGCAAAACAGTTTTAATTGACGAAACTAGTATTTTTCCTGACATTTATTTTGGAGAACAGCGAGTTTGGTTTTTTAGTTTTGGTATAGAACACGAAGATGCTTTTTTAGTTGACAACGATACAGTGGCCGGGTTGGATGAAGCATTTTCCAAGGTTCCTATCATTTGCGGCCTGGAAGAAACTGCTAGATTTATGTTACCAATTTTTTATCCTTACGGCGCAATAAAAAATATATGTTTTATGAAAGGCCGTATCAACTTAAATATAATTTGAATCACGGCATTTTAAGGCATTCTTTATGGCACACAATCTAGGCAACAATTCAGAACCCTCTATTTTTTATGAAAGAATAATATGGCAGCAAGCGAAAGAGCCAGCCTTGAAGCGCACGTGGATTTATGCGCTGAAAGATACCGGGCATTGGAAGAAAAATTAGATAAACTTGAACAGCGTATGCACACAATGGAAGAACACATTGTTATCATACGCACGAAAATATCGGAATCTGCTGTTGAAACTACGAACAAAACTAGTGGACAGCTGATTACCATCGGCACAGCATTTGGCGTAGCAATGTTGACTGGTTTAATAATGGTCATTGTACAACTTGTTTTAAAATAAAAATGAAGATAGTAGAACTATTAAATAAAGTAAGATTACCAATTACTAACGAAGAAGCAGATGTTTTAGGGCAATTTGAAGAAAACAAAAAAATAGCTAGAAAAGATTTTTCCCATAGACAAACAGTAATAGCAGATCACCTTGTAAATAAAGATGTTTTATACAGAAAAAAAGAAGATGGAAAAGTCTATTACAGAAAAAAAATCTAACTTCAACAATGTACAGGAAATTTTTGTAGATTTTGGAACAAAATATTTAAAAAATTGGACACAGCAAAACCTTAAAAAATACAGAGATCAACCCGTAGTTATACCAATTGGCGACTACGGGTTTTTTATTGGTCCTTACAAAATATCAGGAAAATCAAAAAATTGCTGGACTCTGGAACTAATAGACGGGCAGCACATACATGATTTTGTATCAAAATCCCACGCTATTCTTTATTGCCTAAACGAAATAAAAAACAGACCCAATGCCGTTGAAATACTAGAATTAGATAGACAGCTTGGAAAATTAGACAATGATATCCAATTTTACAAACACACTCTAGAAACAACTAAAAATAAGTTTAAAAACACAGTTATATTAAATAGATATATAGATGCTAAATTACAGCGCCGTTATGTTTTGAATATTTTGAAAAAAACTTTAATTTCGGCTAAATACTTAAAATTTGGGAACACACCACTATGAGATTAACAGAAATGGGCGTCAAGCCTTCCGCTAAAAAAATCAACAAAGTTATGGAAAGCCGCTTTGGCGTCAAGATCGATTATGACAATTTGAACTTTCCTAAAGCTTATGTACTGGCTCAAGGACTAACAGAAAATCTTGAAAAAATCAAGCACAGTCACGGCGTACACGTTGCCGAAAAGAATCCAAAATATATGGAATTGTTAATGGTACGTGAAGGACTACATCGTTGGATGGTAGAAAACAAGCATCAGCTTGTTATGGAAAGCGAAATGGGCAAAAGCCAAGCTATCTTAGCTGCCAAAGACATGGTTGATAGTATTCAAGATATGCTAGAAGAAGTAAGCAAAATGCAAAACGAGCAGATGCCTGCATTACTAGATACTATCCGCGACCAAATTGGTATGGAACAGGCCGATCAATTCAAAGCCAGCGTTGGTGCATTACTAGCAAACATGGTAACAGATTTGAGCACTGCGAGAGAAACAGCTGATCAAGCTGCCAGGGCACTTGCCGGTGAACAAGTGGCTGCACCAATGGGAATGGATCCAATGGCTGCACCAGGGGCTGCCCCAGGCATGCCAGGTCCAGTTGGTCCGGCACCTGGTATGGAAACTGATAGTTTTGCTGCCACTGATGCTGCTGCTGGTCCCAACGACGTTGGTAGAGAGAAACGCTAATGCGTATTCGTGAAATTATTGTAGAGAACTTGGACGAATATTTAGACGAAGTTCTCGAAGATGAAGCCGACGGTCGCGGAGATGCCAATTTAATTACTGTATTGGAATTTCTCCGCAACCGAGCGCACGACACTCATATTCAACCTAGAATCAGGGTCGACAGTTTAATCAACTTGATTCAAGGTTCAGGAGAACAGCAATTTACTTTAGAAAACTTGTTAGCAGCATATAAAGACAACTCTGTTATAAAAAGTTTAATTAAAGATATAAAAGATGATTCAACTGGAGTCAAGTATGTTTACCTTGTTCCTTTTGCCGATGACCAGGAGTTGGGCGCAATAGGCGATGTGAACACACCAAAAACTGCTCCAGAGCAAACAGTAGATTCAATGGCTAAATCTGCTCTTGCTAAAAGATCCTAAAGAATTTACAATTAATCCAAGGAGAATAAAATGGCTTACTCAGGTCAAGTCTTGGATCATTATGAAAATCCAAGAAACGTAGGTAAATTAGATAAAAATGATCCCGCAGTGGGAACAGGCCTAGTTGGTGCTCCTGCTTGCGGTGACGTACTACAACTGCAAATAAAAGTCGAAGACAACATCATTACCGATGCAAAATTTAAGACATACGGTTGCGGATCAGCGATTGCAAGTTCGTCGCTGGTTACGACGTGGCTTATGGGAAAGAGTCTTGACGAAGCAGCATCAATTCAGAATACTCACATCGCCGAAGAACTCGCGTTACCTCCTGTTAAAATACACTGTAGCATATTGGCAGAAGATGCAATTAAAGCAGCATTAGCAGATTACAAGGCAAAACATGATACAGTTAACTGATATTGCAGCCAGAAAAGTCAAGCAACAATTAGACAAGCGTGGTAAAGGACACGGCATCATGATTGGAGTTAGAACAACCGGTTGTTCCGGCTTGGCTTATAAACTAGAGTATGTTGATGTGCCGCCTGTGACTAGAGACTGGATGAAATACGACAGCAATGGCGTCACTGTATGGGTAAACGGAAAAGACCATCCGTATGTGAACGGTCTTACAATGGACTACAAACGTCAAGGGCTTAATGAAGGTTTTGAGTTTATAAATCCCAATGAACGCGATCGCTGCGGCTGTGGAGAAAGTTTTCGAATTTGATAGACATATACAGTGACAGCCAAATAATAGATCTTGATTGGCTACCAAGGATTAATTTTCCTTTCCCTTATAAAGTCTATCATAGTTTTGAAGATTATGCCAATTCGTCTTGCAAAATTAAATTGGCATTTACAACACACAGACTTCACTGTGACCACGACGTCAATTGTAGTGCATATCAAGGGTTCGAAGATAAAATTATCAAGTTAAGTGAAATGAGCAATTATGTTTTCACTATAGAAAGTGAATTGCATAATTATCATTGGCAAATTTGGGATCAATGCCATCGTAAAAACGTATATTGGATAGTACCGGGCACAGTCAATGATGTTCCGGAAATGATTGATAATATAATCATATGGGCCGATTGGTTTAAAACAACAACTGCAATATATAAAGATTTACCCAATCAGCTGGCTTTATTACAACACAATGTAGTTAAACCAAAATATTTTGATGCATTATTAGGAAGTCGAAAACCTCATAGAGATTTTGTTTATAATGCTATTTCTGCTAACAATCTCAATGAGAAAATTATAGCAACTTATGGTGGACATTGGGACGACAATAAGTTTTACGCTGAAGATTATTTTATATGGGAAGAGGGAGTTAAACCCTTACAAAAAATTATAGGAACAGCAGATTATGTCGATTATCATGGTCATTCTGCTCATTTAAGTCAGATAATACCTATAGATGTTTTCAATCAAACAGCATACAGTATTGTTGCAGAAACAGATCACGACAATACACTATCCTGTTTCACTGAAAAAACAGCCAAGCCATTGATTGCAAAAAGACTTTTCGTAGCATTTTCTGGATACAAATTTTTACACAACTTGCGTAGACTGGGATTTAAAACATTTGGTGATGTTATTGACGAGAGTTATGATCTGATTGTTGATGATACTGCGAGATATTCTATGGCTTTTGAACAAGTAAAACAGCTTTGTAACATGGACCAGAATCTGGTCCTAAAGAAAATTCAATCTATAGTCGATTACAATCACGATTTAATTATGTCTCAGGACTGGACTAGCTGGGCAGCAAATCACATAAAAGATTTACTTAAATCCCTGGAAATTAATTCTGCCCATAATTCATGAGTTTTATCTCCTGGGTGAAATTTATCTTCTTGGAAATCAGATTGTGATTGGGCCAAATCGTAGATAGTGTGCTTCTGTTGATTTAAAAATACCCAGTTATCAAAATTGATTTGATTAATAATCGGTTTTAACTCTGGGAAATCATAGACACCAAAATCTCCATTTGGACTAATGTGATCACCTGTAGTCCAGTAGTTAACGTAACTCATAAATTTATACTTGATCTGTTTAACGTCTAAGAAATTCTGAAGTTTTATAATTTCCATCAAGTTAATGTTAGCTAAACTCAATTTGCTTGAAACTTTATACATTTCGTAAAACATTTTATGAGCCACCGGATTTTTATACCATGTGCCCAACTGCCCGCCACTGAAAATCCATCCTAGTTTGTTGTCAGGTAAACGTCTAAAAAACCCATAACTGTCAAACAATTTTTCCCAGGCATCGTCTTCCAGGCTAGTCAAGTAGTCTAAGCGACTTACTCCAGACCACATAACCAACACCATGTCGTAATTGGTTGTCGATAACTCTCTAATTACACTATCGCATATGTATTGATTACCGGCTCCGGCCTCGGCCAAACTTTTAAATTCCCAGTCTGGGTGCAAATTATGTAAATATTTTGGCCAACAAACATTAGGTCCATCCGGATATTCTGGCCATTGGGTAAAGCTGCACCCGGATATTAGAACTTTCATTGAAATATTTATTGATATGATTGTCGACACATGTTAAAATTATAATACTATGATTACTACAAAATTTGATTACACTCCCCTTGCAAGAGAAAGCGTAGAGGGAAAGCGTCATTACGCACTACCCGACGGTAGTCGTGTCCCAAGTGTCACTACAATATTGGACAAGACTAAACCACAAGAAGCACGACAAAAATTACAAGAGTGGCGTAATAGGGTAGGACACGAGCGGGCACAGCAGATTACCACAGAAGCTGCCAATCGCGGAACCAGGATGCACACTTATCTTGAGCGTTATGTAAAAAACGACGACATAGGCGAATTCCCTACGAACCCGTTTGCACAACCTTCGTGGTTTATGGCTGCAGAAGTTATACTAAAAGGATTGGGTAATGTTGATGAATATTGGGGTAGCGAGGTTCCTTTATACTATTCTGGGTTATATGCTGGTACTACTGACTGTGTCGGGCTGTGGAAGGGACAGCCTGCAATCATGGATTTTAAGCAAACGAATAAGCCTAAAAAACGCGAGTGGATCGACGATTATTTTCTACAGCTCGCGGCATATGCTGCGGCTCACAACGACACATATGGAACAAACATTAACACGGGTGTTATTCTTATGTGTGCTAGACCAGCTAATGAACACGCAACGCCTGAATATCAAGAATTTGTACTAGAACCTAAAGATTTTGCGTACTGGAGCGATCAGTGGATGCGTAGAGTAGAGCTGTACTACCTAACAAGCTAAATACACAATAATTGAGGATTTAGCATGGCCGTTACACAGATTAGCAGAATTCAACATCGCAGAGGTTTAGAACAAGATCTGCCGCAGCTTACTTCAGCTGAATTAGGGTGGAGTCTTGATACCAGAAGATTGTATATCGGCAACGGAACTCTAGACGAAGGTGCTCCTTTAGAAGGAGTTACTAGAATTTTAACAGAACTTGATGTCAATGATTTGACGTCAAACGCTTCTTTTGCAAGTTATACTTTTGTAGGCAACGCAGCCGGATATACAGCACAAACTGGTCCTAGTGCTCTAGCTCCTGTAATTAGAAGTTATCAACAAAAATTCGATGACATTGTTAATGTAAAAGATTTTGGAGCAGTTGGTGACAACTCAACTGATGACACTGCTGCAATCAATCGAGCATTGGAACAGATATACAAATCAACAGTAAGTCCTACAGATCCTCGAGCAAGAAGAACTATCGTATTTCCAGGCGGCACCTACATAACGTCAAATGTTATTAAAATTCCACCTTATGCTAGATTAGTCGGCGATGGACCATCAAGTACAATTATAAAACAGTCTCAAGGTAATCGTAATGTTGCCAATGTATGTGATAGCTTGTTTCAAACCGGTGCAAGTCTAGGAACAGGATCTGCAGTACTACCTAGAGATATTGAAATTGACGGTATACAATTTTTGAATTCTAATACCACTGTAACTGAACCAGTTTTTGTAATTGACAGTGCCAGCAATCTTAAAATTCAAAATACCAAAATTTCAAGCAATGCAGCACCAGGGTCATATCCTAATCTGGTTTCAATTCAGACCACTGTGGCAGTATCATCAAAAATAACTTTTGATAATTGTCAATTTGTTAACGGCGGAAATGGGATCAGCATCGTTGGTACTGGAGTAAGTTCAATTAGAGTTATAAATAGTGCTCTTGAAGATTTGTCTAATATTGCCTATGTATTGGGAGATTCGCTAAATTTTTCTAGTATTGGAAATTACGTAATGGCTTCAGACGGGCTGTTTAGCGGCAATGGAAACAATCGTAATTTTTCATTAGGAGACAACGAGATTGTTTATCCCAATGGGTACCGACGCGGTGGATTGCAAGTGGGAAGTTTATTGTTAGATGTTGGTCAGCAGTATACATTAACTACTTCACCTACTGCATTTTTTCTCTCAAGCAACACAAGTGGTACGGTCTACTACGAAATTAAAAATTTACCAAAATATAGATATGGTACTTTACAATTTATCACAACAAATTCAAATGTATCGTTTCAAGACGATTACTGTGAGACGATAGCTGTAGGTGCAAATATTTTTGCCAACAGTGATTCAATGATATTTTCAGTTGACAGCGGGACTGCAACATTAAAATTTAGTATTCAACAATTTGTTTGAAAATAAATGTTCTCTTTAAAAACTAGTAATCGACTAGATTACTGGAAATCTTTTAGGCGTAAACTGAATACTATGCCTATAGATCAGGCCGTAAAAGAAACACAGGATTTTTGGTCTTCGTGCCCGTTTACTCCTTTTTACTTAGATCCAACAGAACCAAATAATTGGCCAAGTCCCTGGGACTTAATAGTTGAAAATTATTATTGTGATCTTGCTAAAGTGCTAGGAATAGTGTATACTTTATACTTAACTGACCATAAATCTAATTTAAATCCACAAATTAGAACATATTTAGACAAAAATACCAGATATACTTATCATATAGCTTACTTGTGTGATGGGAAATATGTTCTTAATTTGATTGAAGGCGAGATTGTAAATAAAGAACACATTAATCAAGAATTAAAATTAATTCGCTGCTATACAGCAGACGATTTAAATTTAGAACAATATTAGAGAGAAGCAATGACACAAATTCAAGTAATCAAGCGTGATGGAAACAAAGAATTTTTAGATATAGAAAAAATGCATCGAGTGGTAATGTGGGCCACTGAAGGTATAACAGGTGTGAGTGCAAGTGAAGTAGAAATTAAAAGTCACATTCAGTTTTACAACGGAATTCGAACAGCAGATATCCAGGAAACATTAATCAAATCAGCAGCTGATTTGATTAGCGAAGAAACACCAAACTATCAATATGTAGCTGGCAGGCTGATAAATTACCATTTGCGTAAACAAGTCTATGGAGACTATGAACCGTGGCCCCTGCAGGATCTTGTTCGTAAAAATGTGGAATCTGGATTTTATGATGCGGGTCTTCTCGCCGCCTATAGTGAGGAAGATTGGAATCGTTTAAATTCTTTTATTCATCACGACAGGGACGAACATTTTACTTACGTAGCCATGGAACAATGGCGCGGTAAATATCTTGTGCAGAATCGTGTAACCAATGAGATATACGAAACACCTCAGGTGGCGTATTTGTTGATTGCAGCAACACTATTTCAAACGTATCCACGAGAAACAAGATTGCAATGGGTAAAAGACTACTATGACGCTATCAGTTTACATGATATTAGCTTGCCTACTCCTGTCATGGCCGGTGTTCGCACACCGCAAAAACAATTCTCAAGCTGTGTGCTTATTGAAACAGACGATAGTCTTGACAGTATCAATGCTACTACTAGCAGTATTGTTAAGTATGTCAGCCAAAAAGCCGGAATTGGAATCGGTGCAGGTAGAATACGAGCACTTGGGAGCCCAATACGAAACGGAGATGCTTACCACACCGGCGTTATACCCTTTTACAAGCTGTTCCAAAGCGCCACTCGTAGTTGTTCGCAAGGGGGTGTCCGTAATGGCGCCGCTACATTGTACTACCCAATCTGGCACCTCGAGATTGAGGACTTGATTGTTCTCAAGAACAACAAAGGAACAGAAGACAATCGTGTGCGCCATATGGACTATGGTGTACAATTTAACAAGTTGATGTATGAAAGACTAATTACAGGTGGAGACATTACCTGTTTTAGTCCCAATGATGTACCCGAGCTGTACTCTGCTTTTTTCAATGATCAAGATAGATTCAAAGAGCTATATGAGCGAGCAGAGCGTAATACCAAGCTGAGAAAGAAAACTTTCAAGGCTAGTGATTTGTTTAGTAGATTCATGCAGGAACGCAAAGATACTGGTCGTATCTATCTCCAGAATGTTGATCATGCCAACACGCATTCACCATTTGACG